TCTCTAGAGTTTACATTAAATTCTACTGCTACTAAGTCTCCTACTTTGTTGTACTGTACAAACTTATCTACTGAGTCTGCATAGTTAGCACCTTTATACATATTAAAAACGTATAGGTTGTTGTACTGCTCCTCAGTCTTTAAGATAAAGTCTAATGACTTAGCACCGTTATCGTGTATCTTAATCTCTGATATTTTTTCTATCTTACCGTTTACTTTAAAACTCATAACTAACTGTATATATAATTTACTATTCTCTCTGCGAACTCTAATACCTCATCCTCTGATGATGGTTTGTCTTTGTAAAAGTTTACTGCACTAGCAACACTTGATTGCCTAATAATAAACTTTTGTACATCGTTGGTCTTTTGGACTGGTGCTGCTTGTGGAGCAGGTTTGTTAGGGTTGTATATCAGCTTGGCATTACCATACTGCTCATTGACTACCTCAAACTCTATCTCATCTCCTACATTCTTTTTGAACTGTCCTTTAGAGTTGAATGTGTAACTCTCGCCTGTCGCTAGCGTAACCTTGTTTCTAGTGAGTGTACTTCCATAACTCTCAAAAGTACCACTAGGTTCTACATTTGTAATTTTACCTGTTTTCATTTTCTAATTGTTTTTGATTTATTTCTAATAATGCCTCTAGTTCTTCTATCCTACTTTCCATTGATACTATCCTTGCTTGGTATAGTCTTATCAAATCCTCTGTGTAGGTCATATCTCTAAGTCTTTTAATTCTTTTCTAAATAGAGATAGCTGATACTCAGTTTCCTGTAGCTTTCTAGTGTGGTAATCCTCTGCCCACTCTAGGTTCTTGATGTTTTCTTGCAGGATTCCTGCCAGTTGTTCATTTGTCATAATATCTGTTTTTAAGATTAATATGGTTGCAAGATATAAAAAATTCTTAATAAACAAAAATAATAGCAAAAAAAAGAGGCATCAGTTAAGATACCCCCTTTTCTACAGATTTAAGACAAATGTCAGACAGACACTCCAAATATAATACTTATCGTTCCAACTCCAATAACTTTTCTTTATAAATCTCTATCATTTCTAATAATTCCCAGTCTTTTAGCTTTACCATAGTTCTACTCTTGGCTAGTAACTCGTCAGCTTTCTCTTGTCCTAAGTGTTTAGCAAATAAATATTGCTCTCCATATCTGTAAGTATTACAGTATTTGCATTGCACCTGTACGTTGTCCTCATCCCATCTAGTAGCATAATGCTTTCTAGACATAAAGTGTCCTGCGTGCATATCTCCTCCTTTGTAGTTTCCTTTCTTACCACAAGTAATACACTCTACTATATCATTCTTAGCATATCGCCTCCTGATATATTCAGAGAATACCCTGTCTAGGTTGTTTACTATTGTCTTTCTGCTTGGTTTCTTAGGCATCTGTCTGTAAGTGTTTAATAACCGTCTTGGTGTTGTAAGAGTAGTTTACCAGTCTCTATGTCTAGGTCTCTTATGGCTCTGTATATAATCCTAGAATTTTTTTTTACCTCTTGCTTCTCAGCCTTAGTGCTATCTGAACCAAGATTCGTGTACATAGTAGCATCCATCTCTAAGAGTTTATTAATCCTCTCTACTACTGTTTTCTGATAATCCTCTGCAATTCTTAGTATTTCTTCTCTCATAATTTGACTATAGTATAATACTATATATAGTTTATTGTTATTATTATATATATATAAATATAATATATATTATAGTATAATACTATATATAGTATAATAAAAAATAAGGTTTTTGTATCTTATAGAATAATAATAACCTATAAAGTTATTAACAACTTATTTAAGTACCTATCTATTCTCTTTCTTAGCAGACCCAAAATAGTAGCCAAAGATAGACAGAGCAACACCCTCTACAATCCCTAAGAGATGTATAAAGATTTCTTTATTAGACTCAGGCACTTGTGTAGTAACTACGGTATAAACCAAGAAAGCAAATGCTAATAATCCTACTATACCTGTGGCATTAAACATCCAGTCAGTACCATAGCGTCTTAGCTTTACTTCACGATTCCTAGCAGAGTCTCTATCACTTACTTCTATCCTATAAGCCTCTAGGGACTCATTTAAGAGCCTTTCTCTATCCTCAGGTGTCAGACTATCATCTCCATCTAGAATGTCTCTTACAATGCCTAATACACCATCTTTAGGAAGGAATCCTGATAGCTTACCTACTATCTTACCAAGTTTGGTATCTTTAAAAGGTTTCTTATCCATATACCCAAGTTACATTAGCAGGCTTATTAGGGTCATTATCAACGTGTATAAATGTCTTTGCTATCCCTATCCTAGTAAATCCTGCTTTTAAAAGTGATGTGATTATCTTATGTCGCTTTACGCTATCTGTACAAGCTATATCTGCAGCGTGTCCTTTAGTGTGAGATGAGTTCTTTACGCCTCCTACTTTCTTGTTATGCTCTAGGGTTCTATAACCACTAGTAATCCTAAAAGAGCAATCAGCAAGAGAGCGTGCTTGGTCAAGTCTACTTAAAAACTCCTTATCCATAGCTTCGCCACTTCCCACCAAATCAGGACTATCAAACTCAGAAAGTTTAAAATATTTCATAGTATTTTACCAATTAACATACTTGTTAGAATCATTATAAGCATCCAAAATAAACCAAACTGAAACATATCCCAAGTACTACCATTTTTCTTTTGGTGTAGCCATACTTTAAATTCTATGAACTTAAATAGTATTTTATCTGTTAGCTTTTTCATTTATTAACTCGTTTAGTCGTTTAATATCTTTTCTTACTCTCTCTCTTTCTAACTTGTAGTCTAATAACTCGTCTTCAAGTACTCTAATGTCAGGGAATACATAATTGTTTTGATTGTATCTTAGTCCTTGTATCTCGTTCTCTGTGTCTGTTATTCTACCCTCTAAATGTGTGTATAATAAAACTGCACTTCCTACTAAAATAACTATCTGTATAAGCCATTTTATGTTTATAGATATACCGCTCTCATCATTTAGTTTAGGTAGACTTTCTCCCATTAATTTTATCCTTTAAGAAATAGAATAATTCTTTTCCTAATAGTCCAAAGAAACCACCGACAAGACCAATCATAGCGGCTTGTGCTACTCCCATAATAGTTATTGTTGATAGGGTTGTAAACATAAACCCACTTATAAATGATATTTTATTGTCCATAGTTTAAATGGGTTGCCCCTGTTTTATTTAAAATTGATTAGCAAATGCCATATGTATTGCTCCGGCTGCATTAAAATAGTTTGTAGGATAAAAACCATCGCTCAAAACTTCAATAGAACCATTGGGCACACTTAATTCTTGACTACTTGAATTTGCCATCAAATAAGGCTTTATTAATTTACCTCCATTAGAACCATAAGAAACACCATCCCATCTTGCTAAGTCCATAATCCACCAATTATTAGCAACTCCTGTATATTTAATCATTACCCAAGCAGGCTCAAAATCAGTTGTTATTTTAGCAGCAGTTGTGTGACTACCAAACTTGCTGAATCCTGCAACCTCTGCGAAACAGTAGGCTATGTAAGTTCCTCCTGTGGCATTATCCCAACCTGCACCTGTTGATTTTACACTAAAAACCTCATTTGTTGGAGAAACTATACTTGAAGCATATGTTTGATAAGAAGCTGCACCAGTAGAATCTAATCCAAGTTTGTAGCCTAAACCAAGACTTGAATGATAAGCGTTCCAACCATTAGAAGATGAATTTCTTTGTTTAATTACCCAAAAATCTAAAGACTTGCCTAAACCGTGTCCAATAGTTTCTAAATTCTGACCATTACCCGTATAACTAACAATACTAAACCCTGCCTCTGTATTAGCAGACACTTGACTTGTTATTGTTCCATCTGTGTTTGTTACTGCTGCACCTCCTGCTTTCCAACACCAAGCTACAAAATTGTAACCATTTGCATTTGCTTGAGCATAAGAATCTCCAACAGTAAATCCATCAATATCAAAAGACTTAATCATATTTAAGTCTGTATATTCAGCTATACTATCATTTGAAGATAACATTTTGTTTGCTCCTCTTACTACGTCTGAAATAGCGTGATAAGTAACACCTCCAGTTCTATTCTTTACCCAAACTAAGTCTGGTTGAAAACCAACCCCTGTAATAGATTGCGTTCCACTTGTACCACTGTAAATAACAGTATTAAAACTTGCTGCTACACCACCCTCGTCATTACTTTTTATTAACCTTTTGTTTGTAGCCATAATTAAATCATAAAGTTAGGCAAGTCAAATAATACAACTGCTTTTTTAGTAGTTAAAGCGTTTATTTGTGCTTCCAATTCATCACTCTGTGTTCTTAATGCTGCTCTCTCGCCTCTTACTTCGTTAGGAGTAGCCTCTCCACTATCCGATTCACGAATAATGTACCAATCTGTTTTAGATAATTGACTACCTATTATAGATTTTAAATTAGAAATCTTGTTCTCTTTTAATTCAGCAAGAGTCAATTTAATAGGCTTGTCTATTACGTCATAAGTATAAACATCTCCGTCTAAGTGTAAGTTGTCTAACTCCTCTATTCTTGAATCGTATGTCGGTTTAACTACCTCTTTAAAACCATACTTAGCACCATCTCCAATGTTTAGGTGTAAACCATTCTCATCACTCCAACTCTTAGGAACTCTGCTAAATGTTTTTATCTCTCCGTTTACTAATATTGCTACCATATCTATTTTTTATTGAGGTTGTGAAATTGAGTACCAGTAAGTACTTGCACCTGTTACTACTATTTGAATAAGATTAGAAACTGTACCATCATAAGTTCCAGCTACCGTTGAACCCGCAGGAAGCGTTAAAGCGTGGTCTCCTGTAATTACTAAATCTTTAACCATACCTATTGCAGTATTTGAAAAAGTCAGAGTAGTTGCTCCACTTAGTGTCTTAGTAAATACTTGTGCAGTACTAAAATCTACATTTGTAGCAAGCGCTGCACTTGTTGTAAATTCTGTCCCTAATTTAGCATAGGTAATAGAATCATCGTTTAAACTTACCACTACTGCCCCTGTTGTAGGAGAAGCCGTTAAACCTCCTGAACCTGTTACCGAATTTACGTCTCCCATATCATCGGAGTATAATTCAGTAAAGTTGTCGTTTACTTTGTCAAAAGCATCTCTTAATGGGTCTCCTGTACCATCATTAGCAACGCTTCCAATATTAATTACTTGTTGTGCCATTTTTTTATTTGTTTTTAATTATGAGTTAAGTCTGCGGTTAATATTGTACTGTCTGCAGTATAGTGACCATTGTCTGCAGTTATTCTCCAACAAGGTGGTGCTGATAAATGGTTTACTGCATTTGCACTCCAGATGATGTCCACTCCCCAACTTTCATTAGTAACCATCTCACAATATACCTTTCCCCAATTTATGTTGTTTGCCATTTTTCTCTAGGTATTTTTTTAATTTTTTGAGGTTTACCTCTTTTGGTTTATACTTCTCTTTTATAGTACCCATCCTTGAAATGTTGCATCGTGATCAGGATGTATATCATCATTCGTATTACTAGTGTACTCAGGGAATTTAGACTGATTAAAACTCATATGATCTATAAATCTCCTTGTATAATACTCAGCAATATCTCTCTCTCTTCCTACTAGATAATCCACCTCTTCCTTTGTAGCAGTTTCTGAGTTCTCACTTGTATGCTTGTAGATCCCTCCGTTCTTAATAGAATACGCTGCAAACGGCAAATAGTCCACCATAGCGAAGTGAATAAGCATTGGCTGAACGTAACTATTAACTAGTGTCAGATAATCTCCTGACAACGTTCCTGCGATAATATCTGCGGAGATCTTATTATATAAATCTGTTCCTAAATAGTTTTTAATATGTATCTCCTGAGCAATCTTAATAAACTGTATAAATTTATCAGTATCTACATTACCATCTAGGATGCTATTTTTGACTAAGTCTGTTCTCGATATAAATAATGCTGTTGCCATCTATCCTCTTGGTTTTAAAAATCCCTCATTAGGCATATCAGTAGGCCTTTTAGCCACTAAAGGATCATTTGTTTCAGGAGTAAATCCCTCTTTTTTTGCTTGGTTTACACTCACCTCTGCTCTAGGATTTGTAGTATCAGGATTAACACCCTTAGCCATATACGTTTTTCTCATCCAAAAATGGTGACACGAACCTCCACCTTTGTAAAGCCATAAATCGTATGTATCAGCACCATTTGGTCCCCATCCTGCATTTACTGCCTTTTGAGACATCTGTTGAATATCCTCTTTTCGATAAATCTTTTTAGCTGCAACCATCTTTTTGCAAAAATCTCTCGATACGTTCTCCCCATTTTTTACTGTTTCTTGTAAAGGCGCATATTGGTATCTTACTTTAAATCTAAGATCTCCTGCCTCACCATCTTGCTCACTCTTAGCATTAGGCCTAGCTGATCCTGTACTTGCCAATCCTAGCATTTTATCTAAAGCCTCCTCCTGATCATAATCTACCGGTCTCTCATCTACTAACTCCCACTCATCTAAGTTCTCATCCTCTCCAAAATCTACCATAAAGTCTGCAAAATCATCACTAACTTTTTGGCTTGACATCTTTACTCCTGTTTCTTCTTCTCTAGTATCTTTATCAATCACATTATCTAACTCTGTAAACTCTAAAGGTTGTAAGGTCTTAAAATATAGGTTTAAAGCTATTTGATTGTATGCAAGTACTTTATCAAAGGCATCTATTAAAAGTGTCTGAAATGGTCTAATAACAGTATTGTCCATTAATGTAGAAGCCGTCTTAATCTCATCTGCATTATTACCTAGTCCTGAATTATCTTTTATTCCTAATAACATAGGAGAAACAACTCTATGAGCTACCATTATTTTCTTTGAACTCTCATCAGATAAGAATTGGTATTGTTGGTGTGCATCTGATAATTGTACAGGCTCAATACTAGCTGCAGTTTCTGTATTATCATTAAAAGAAAGTATAAACTTCCCTGAATTGCTAGATCCTGCAAACTTTTGGTGTATCTTGTTTTCTATTAACTGTCTCTCTTCCTCGTTAGGAACTCCATTGTTGAAGTTAATCAGCATAGATGGTGCTAGACCATTCATAATATTATTAAGGTGATAATTTGAGATCTCTTCCTCTAATTCAGCATATTGTAACCCACCTTGATAATCCACAGGAGAATAGTAATAAAATCCTGCTCTGTAAGGCTTTACAAATAATATCTCAATAGCTTCTTTTGAATATCCAAATGCAGGTATTCTCTTAGGCTCATCAGATCCTTTAATCTTACTCCAATCTTTAAAATAATAGTAAGCCTCTATATCTCCCTCTTCATTGCATTTTTCTGCTCTCAAAGTCTCTACCGGAAAGTGTTCTACTTGTACAATCTTAGACCTATCCTTAGAATAAATCACTTGCATTGCACATCCTCCCATTAATTTAAGATCATATACTAATTTTCTTACACAATCCTTAGTAAATAAGGTCATCATTTGTGCATACTGATCAGGCTTTCTGTTAGAGTCCGTAGCATCTAATCCTTTCCCAAAGATCATTTCAGAAATTCCATTCACAATAGCGTTATTGGTAGGACTTCCATTGTATCTATCTATCAAATATTGATAGTAATTATTGTCTGCTCCGTAGGAAACGTAATCCTTACCTCGAACCTCTGACACTTTAGGAGATGTATAAGTGCTTAAATTAACTACTCTAACATCACTAGAGTTTTTTATAGTAGGTTTCTTTTTCATAATATTATGTAGTCATTATCAAAACTGTTCTCAGAAGTATATTCACCCTCATTAACAGAGTAATAGTCGTTTGTTTCTTGATCAATATCCTGATCTGTGCAAAATATTTTATCTCTATATACGATCTCTTCTGATATTTCTATCCTAAAATCATAATATCTACCCTCTGTTAAAGAGAAACTATGCTCTAGGCTCATATATTCACCTGTCTTGCCCAAAGTAACTACATTACTTGTCTCTGTATTTGTACTATCATCTCTCAAAATTAATGTACCCTCTAATCCATAGGATCTTGGTATCATTAAGATTGTCTGAGGATCTGTACTTGTAGTTAAGTGTTTCATATATATATAACGTAATAAATTCCCATTTTTGTACTTAAAACAAAAAAAAACCCCACCGATTATGGCAGGGTCTATTTTATA